TTTATTTTTTTTCACGCCACTCCCGCTGGGGACTCCTGAACTTACTACTATAGATACCCACGACCATTACATGAAGATGGAGATGGAGAAGCCATTCAGCAGGTTCCACACGGCGGTGCCCAGTACAACTGTAGTAGTAATCACCTGGTGTGGGGCCAGCAGCAATGCAACAATGTAGACTAATGCAAATATCAAGAGGTAATGAATCATGATGCGCCAATCATCTCTTGCATCCTCTGCCATTCAGGTCCCACAGTAAGCCCAGACCACTCTGGTCTCTCCTGAGTAAGGTCTATCTTAGCACCGTCCATCCAGTCCATGAACCAGTATTCCAGGCGATGGATTTCTTTATGTTCGTTAACATATGCACGCAGCTCGTCGCTGGGCCCGCCCCAGGAGAACTGCCAACGCCAGTATCCCTCCAGCTGGTCGGTGAATGTATGCGGTTCTACGTAATCGAATCCGAGTCCTTCAAACTCAGGGTCTTGCAAATCTTCTTGCCTCTGTTGCCATTGTTCTTGAATACGCTCCTGGCATGTCTTCTCGTAATCTTTCTTTAATGCTTCAGTCATAGTTTCTTCCTTTCTATGTAGGAAGTGGTGGACAAACCATTGGTAACTTTTCTCAAAGTCGCTCCCTATTCAATGTATTTGGGAACTCAGTCTCACCGCTTCCTGTTACTTATATAGTCCCATCTTATTCGATAGTCAATAGCTAATGTAACTTTTGTCCACGGCTGTCAGCAGGTGTCGCCTTCCCTGAACTTACTTATACACAGGTAACGGGAAGTAACGGTTGACAATGGACAATGGAGATCCTGGTGAGCTGCACCAGCTGCAGAGGTGAGTCCAAACTTTACTATGTAATGCCAGAGGGCGGCTTCGGTAATGGAGAATGGAGAATGTAATCAGCCATCTCTGTCCACGCTGCCTGGTCGGCGGGGACGGCCCATACTTTACTTGCCTTATCGGGGGACAACGCTGCAATGGAGACTGCAATGGAACTCGGAAATACACAGATCAATCTCGGAGAGAGGGTCTGATGCAGAATAAAACTTCTTCCGCCTTGTTTTGCATGGCTAAAATGCCACGATTTCTGAAAAGGACTCAGCTTCATCTTCTTAACGTTTGTTGACGTTTTCAACTCCAAAAAGAACATTATTCCATCTTTGCAACCATACACATCTGGGACGCCTGGTGTCGCCCAACTCTCTAATCTTGTAAAGAATATGCCAGGCATATTTTCCTTAATGGAGTGCCAGAACTTAGATTCTGCTTTCAAAGAATCAACCAAAGAAGGAGAAGCACCAGTACAACAAAAAACTTGTAGCCTCCCAACAAACAGAAACCTAACCAGAATGTAGACGTATATCTTTCTGGGTGTTGTGCATAACAATCCACATCTTTTACCTCACGACCATTTAACTTCATGGCTGTAACTTCATCAACTCTTGCAACTTGTTAAACCACAAAAGACGAAACTCAAAATTATCTGCTCTGAGCATAGCTTGTTGTAACCAACCGACACGACTCCAAAACATTTGCTCTGTCATAGGTAATGGCGTGTACTCCGTTAGCGGATACACACCATCAAAGATATAAGTGTAATCATAATTTTTAGACATGATTGCTGTTATCCTTTACATTAATTATCAACTCAATATCTCTTGTAGCCCACTCACCATTGACTGTTTCATGCCATTGCTCTAGCAAAGGCACTAACTTTTTCAAGTCAATACCATCAGTGCCATCAAGACTAGCTAACAACTGATTCTTTTTACTCTTACCATTAGTCCACTTTGTACCAATGTTGTTTACTACGTATTTATCTATATGCATAACTTTCTCCTTTTTGTATGCTGTAGGCACCTGTTTTTTTGCAGACTGCTTTCGCCTACGAGCATTTTTACTATATACTCCCAACTAATCTTATAGTCAAGACTTATTTTCTAATTCTTTTACTTCTTCAAACGTAGTTTCAATACTGTATTGTTCTTTGAGATCCTGTAGTTTCTTTTCTACCTCTTCTCTAGACATTGAATCGATAGTCCCAGTTAGTATCTCTTTCTTATCAACATACAAACCTGCTATCTGACCACGCCTGGTCTCTGCAGCTACGGCAGCGTTGTAATTACCAGCAGATGACGCTTGATCTCTAAGCCTAGCCAATGTAGCTAATGAACGTTCCTGACTACACTTATACCTTTCAACGTTAGCTCTGACTTCGGAATCAATAGCTTTTGCAACCAAAGGATAATGCTCAGGGTTCTGTAACCTGGATGCCAGCTCCCTGGAACTCTTCTTGCTGTAACCAGCCTCTATTGCACACTGCGATGCAGACTTCAAACCTTCAGAGTGAACTAACAAAAGCACGAACTTCCTCTGTTTTTGTGTCAGCTTCGGGTTGTACAGAGCTTCAGACAAAGGTTCTGGTATAAATACTTCTTTATTTTCTTCCATAATGCACCGATTCTATAGATGTTTTCTTCAAAATTATATTTATAATACAAATATTTCCTAGAAATGCGAGTTTTTTTCGTAAAATATAGATTATTGGTTACCTGTAATTATTTGAGGTAACTAGAGGTAACCTAAAAAAGGTAGGTATTCTGCTGTAAGTTACCTGGTTACCTGGTTACTTCTAATTTACAAAAAAATATTATTAATAAATATTTCTAGTAAATACATCTATACAGGTAGCCGTTTATGAAAAGAACTTTGGATCTTCTCTAACTAATCTTAATGCTTTGTCTAGTGCCTCACGACCATCAATCATAATTTTCTCCCATTCTTCAGGGGTATATGTTCTGTCATGTTTGGGGTCAAAGAATTTGAAGTGGTAATTACTACAATTACCGCACTTATAAATTTTTCTTATTGGGCTCTTTGGTAGTTCTATGTACATAGCGTTTTATCCTTTGTAACGGAAAAAGCACCACATTCTCGGGCAAATTTTTCTTAAAGTAAATGGAATCCATTAGTTCCATGTTTTGTATTTTGTCGTACTGGTTGGTCCGTGATGCGAGGATCACGTCCAAGAGATCTCTCTGCTTTAGTATCTCTTCGTGTTTAGACTTCATACTATCCTTTCCTTTTATGCGCCCCCACCTGGCGATACCAGTGCAGGGGCACTCTCGGGAGTGAAACAATGAAAATATTTCACCCAAGAAAATAGTACAAAAATGGAACTTCCGCAACTAAAAAGGGATTTTACCCTTTCTAATTGTAGATACTGGGCTCGATTGGATAAATTTTGTAGTTTTTAAAGCCTTCATCTCCTTCGACGTCAAGCGGCGGACCGTAGTATACGCTGCATGCCCCTGAGCCGTCGTCCCAAGACTGCTTATAGTGTTCATCATCCTTTGTTTCGCCCTGCGAGTTACATACTTTGCATTGTTCAATGCTTTGTTCTCCTTCCCAATTTAGCTTTAGATATCCATTCCCTTTGCAATTGAAACATATCATGTTCTTCTCCTTTCTCATCTACGACCATGCCACCTACATTTTTTGTAGTGAGATAATAAATATCACCATATCTCTTTCTAATTATATTTTCAATTTTATGTAGTCTGATACGGACCAAATACTCTTCTTTGGTCCGTGGGTCGCGTTTCGCTTTCTTATTTAACTTAAACATCTCATTTGTAAGACGCTGTATCAAACTAAGTTTTGGCATCAATCTTTCTCTTCTTTGCTTCTTGTTTTACTAAATGTGTTATCTGCATACCTGCTGATCTGTCATCCAGTGCAGCAAGTTTCTTTAATAATAAGTAGGTGTCAATTGCCACTGCCACCGACTTGAACTTCTTGATATCCATCTTCATCCTCTGGTTTATCATCGTACTTATGACTCAGTAACTCTACATCACCAAGATCAATTGTAGGTTGACTTAGTGAATGGGCCACGGGCGGTGTAAACTTACGCCCACAATTTTTAGCAAGTTTCATCCACGTTTCAGCATACTCTTGATGATGCTTCATCATAGGCTCATCACCAATCATTCGTGAATCATTAGCACGCATTATATTAATCTTAGCTCTAGCTAATCTAGTGCCAAGCTTGAAGCCTTCTTTAAATACAGCTTCGTAATCTTTTTTTAGTACAGTCATTACTTTCTCCTTCTTAGTGTGAGTAGGGGGATTCTTTGACTACCCCCAACCTTTTCGCGACAAATCAACCTATAAAGTTAACGACTACTTCAGTACCACCCTCGGACCCTTCAGGCATTTGCCCATATCTTTCCTCAAGTGTGCCTTACTACCTTGTTACAGTTGTTCAGCCATACTCTGAGAACCTTGCAATGTTCTCATTTAATTGTGTATATAATGTAATTTAATGGGAGTGTCAAGTGCCTAATGTATTAAACATCTTAGTTTCTACACATTTTACTTCATAATAAAACTGCTCAATGCCATTTTTCAATGCCCATTGTTCTGTAAACACAGATTTTAATTCTTTCTTAACTAAACATTCTTGTTCAGAATAAGTAATTTCACTGATGTGTTTTATACCTGGACTATCTGGTAAAGATAAAAATACAAATAATACCCAAATCTTAATCACCAGCGTCGCCCCAGCTATCTCCACATTCTACGTCTACCTTACTTGGCACTTCCAATTTTACTGCGTGTTCCATGATCTCTTTAATCTTAGACTTATCTTTTTCAGTTGCAACAGAA